CGCCTTTTTCGTTGATGCTATGCTGGGGGAATTGCGTTGCACCCCCAGACCCCCTAAGCGGCTACGCCGACAGGTGGTAAAAGAAGCACGGCAGCGCCGAGGCGCCAGGACGCATGCCCAGCGGTGGCGTCCCAATAACGCGCGCGCGGGCCGCAAACGAGACCAAGGCTGCAATGAGCGAACCGAAGGGCCACGGCCGTCATCGTCTCCTGGGATGCGCTCCGGTATAAACCGTCGCATCCTCCCGTCGACGTACTGCCTCCGGCAAACTCAATAGCCGGAACGGAACCGTAACCCTCTACCGTCTGATATCTGAGCGGGTATTCCCATGCTGCAGGACCGTTCGGTACGTTAATACCGGTGTCCTCGTAGGTTTCTCCGGTAACGTCGTATGTGTAGTTCTTGCTTACCTTTACTCTGCCGTTTACAACCAGCTCGTAAGGGTCACGCATGTACTGCTGATAGCTTCCGAGAACAATGCTGTGGAAAATCTTATTTAAGGACTTTCCGTCGTCTGTTCCGTAGAACTGTCCGCCGCCAATAACTGCATTCTGCTTTACGCCGTAAGTAGGTGCAAGGCTTTCATCGTAACCAGAGCAATTACCTCGTCCATACGCTGCCTGCAGGTTGGTAGTGCCTGCCATCATGATTAAAATATCGATGATGGTTTCAACAATAGGGCCGCCAAGGAATCTTGCTCTTTCTCCGAATGCCTGAATCGCTGTATGTTCTGCCGCTGTTGTGTTGTTATATGCTGGCTGATTTCCGGAAATACACTTCATTGTACCGTCAATGATGGTTCCGTAGAACATCGGCAGCCACACACCGTCAAGAACATTATTTTCAGAATCCTTAAATCCTACCGCTTCATAGCCGTCTCTTTCTGTCATGGAAAACATAACTACGCGGTCATTTCCTTCCATGTGCTCATGTTTGTAAATGCGCGGGAACCAGGAGAATGCGCCACCCTCATAGTCTGCGTTGGAAACATCAGAAGCGGTTACGCCGTCTGCTTTCAACGCGTAGTTGGTTTCGCAAAGCATATAATCCGGTGTTCCGTCCTTCTTTACCATATAAGGTTTGTTCGCCTTAACAACCGGGAAGTTAGCCCAGTCATTAAGATTCAATGCTCCAGTGCTTGCATCTCTTACAACATTGGTATAATTTCTGTTAAGCCCCAGTGCTGTAATGCGCTCTGTCGGACTTTTAATATTCATGTGTTCAATGAAACCATATACCGGCTCTCCTACAATAACTGCATGAACCTGGTCTAAGGTTTCCTTGTCTGCAACGTAGATTCTATCACCCATTATTCGTCTACCTCCTCAAGATAAATCAGTCCGTTATCGATACCGACTTTGTACTTCTGCTTGGTGCTGTCGTCTCTTAATTTGTTTGCATCCTCTACTAAGAGCGCGGCACCTGCAGTATTGATTGTAACCTCTGCACTGTTGTTTACGGTTGCGAAGTAGTCCTGCGTAATCTGCGCCGGATTGTAACCGTTGTAAGGCGGCATGAAGTCGCCTGCATCGCCAGCCGTTGTCGTGATGGAATAAAGCACCTCCGTGCTTGCCTCTCCGCCTACTGGCTTTGCGTACAGACCCATTTCGTTAATGAAATACCCGTTGGTGACTAAGACCTTCTTTGTTACCGGATCCTGATTGGTAATCAGTGCGGTAACTTTTACGGAATGGTCGCTGTAAACATCAATGTCAGATAATGCATAGCTGTTTTTCTGCGACTTCAATGCTGTTCTTGCCTGCAGTGCGGACAAGGTTTTCTCAGACACGGAATACGTACCGTCGCCGGTAACGATTCGGGTAAATTCAATTTTGATTTCACCTGCCTGCGCCCTTGTTAAAAGCTTTGCGCCCGCGTTGGTCATGACTGCATTGTTAAATGGCTGTGGCATAATTTTTCCTCCTATTCTGTGATAGTATTTTTGTATATGCTTCCGGCTGCTGTTCCTGCCGCGATAGCCTGTGTTATTGTTTCGCCTTTAGTATTCAAATTCTCTGTGATGGCCGCCTGCTTTACTGTGGCCGCCACGGCGGTGCCTGAATACGTCTCAGCCTTCACTTCCTCGCCCTCAACACTATACCCGTCCAGAATCGGCGCTGGGTGCGTCTGCGCGTGGCTTACTGCTCCGGCATAAACAATACCATTCGTCGAACTGTCAATATCATATCCATCGATAATTGCAGCCGGCTTATAATTTGAATGCTGGCCGACGCCTGTCATGATTTCCTGCTCAATCGTCCTGTGAATCTCGATTGCCTCGATATGTGACCTGGCGTTCTTGACCCGCTGTAACATTTCAGAAAACAGGGTGCTGATTTCTGGCGTCAGTGTTGCATTCGTTTTTACTTTAAAATAAAACGGGTCGCCTCCGTATTCGAACCATTCCTGAACCGTGCCTTCTCCAAACACGGCCTGTATAAGCTCCTCAATAGCAGCTGGCGTACCCGCTTTCATATACCACGACAAAGTTCCCTTGATTAAGCGCCTTTTTGCGTCAATGTTAAGAGATGTATCGTAGTATTGCGTATTCAATTCTATTGCCAAAAGGTCAAGGACTTCGTCCGTCGCCACATCAATAGCGGCATATACGCTGATTTTTTCACAGGCACTAAGCATGCGTTGCGTTGCCTTGTTTATGGCATAGCCCAGAGCGATTACCTCGTTCTTTCCGGAAAGAACCTCCGGAAGTATGGAAGTAATATTGCTGTCAAACAGACTAATCATCTTCTACGCCCCCGTATGTGATTGTTACGGTTCCGGCTTTTGCTATGGTATGCTTGTCAATTACGGTAAATGCTGGGCTTGTTACATCTACCCGCTTTGCTCCCGCCTCCATAACTTTCTGAATCAGATAGGACGGGTTAATATCTCTTCCTATCTTTTCTGTCTGCCAGATATTGTACACTGCTACCGCTGTTTCAACATCCGCCTGAATAGAAGAAACGGCGGACTTCATGCTTTTCGGTATATAATACGTGAAGCTGATATCGTACGACTGCGTATCTGGTGCCTGAACAATTACATTGTCCGTAAGTGGTCGGATGCTTTTGTCTGTAAGATAATCTGTTACTCTCTGAATCAGTGTTTCTCCCGGAATAACGCCTCCGTCACACACAAACCGTACATCAACAACTCCGGCCACACTAGAATCAACGACAACATTGCTAATTGTCGGGTCAACCAGCTTTGCAAAATATTCATACGCGCCTTCCGGTCCTGCTACGGAGTAAGAATCCGAAACAGTATATGTACGGCTCCGTAAGCTTTCATCGCTTTCGCGGTCGGCTCCTCCAGATGTAGTTTCCGTATTTGCAACGGTAAGAATATACGGTAATGTATTTACCAGCACATTGACTTCGCCTGCGGAAAATCCATTACCGCACGAGCCTGGCGTGGTGCATGTGGCGGGCACAGTTACTATTGTTTCACCTGCGGCAATTTCCGCATATTCGTCCGTAGCAAAGAAAATATCATTGCCATTCGTCGCTCTGGTTCCTGCAGGAATAGATACGACGGAAGCTATCGGACTTTCCAGTGAAAACCTCAGTACTGCTCTTGCCGGTGTTGCTTCGGTTCTCCGGATTCCCCTGATAGCCGCAAGGTTATCTAAATATCCTTCTCTTGAATATTTCAGAAAACTCATTTTGCCGGCATAATCTGCGTACTGCATAGCCTGGTATATCTGAATTGTGCACGCGTACATAATCAGGCGATACGGATCCGCTTGCCCTAAAGACACGTCTTTCCCGGTAAGCTCTTTGTATTTTTCCTGATAGTCGCTAATCATTTGTGCTAATACTTCCTCGACGGTAGCATTCTCGATAAAGCTGATGTCCGGGAAGCTCGCTAATATATTTTCCATTGCTTATCCCTCCGCCTTAATAAAATGTACCTGTGGTATCAGTTGTCCTTCTGCGCTGTCCGCAAACGTAACAGAAGTAACCTCCACCCTTGGCTCATATCTGCCTACTTTCTCAATTATTTCAAGAGAAAGCATATTCCTTGCAACTCCCAGCGGATATCCTACGATGCGGTCAATATCAATACCTAACTCTCTATCCATCGGCTGACTTCCGGCGCGAATAGATAAAAGAGTTTCCAGACATTTCTTTACGTCCAGAAACTCCTCTTCTGTAAAGCCGCTACTGTTTCCGTCAATATAAGCCTCCATGCCGCACCTCCTATACGTATTCCGCAAGGGTAAGCGTTACGTGCGCTGATGCAAGATGCCCGTCTTTAATGATTTCATCCCATATCTCGCTCACATTGCTTATTACCCACCGGTATTTGCCTATCTTTTTTCCTCCAACTACAAACACAAACGGTTCTCCGCTCTCCGCCGCCTTCTCGATTTTTTCAAGCGTGGCACGTGGCTTTACTCCGTGATTTGCCGAGAGGAATATTGGAAGGGTAGACCCTCGCTGTCCCGGTCCTAAAAACTCCGACTCTGTCTTTCTCATAATCGGATTATGCGTGGTCCAGCGCCCGGATATTGTATTTGTCATTTTCTGAAAGGTAAGTACCTTGTCGGTGCTTACCTCAAACACAATCAGGCTTCCTAAATTTCCGACCTGCATAGCTTTGCCCTCCTTAAATGGTGTGCGGAATATTTAACGCATCCTCAATTCTTTCGATGCGTTTCATTATTTCCTCTACCGTTATTGTTCCGTAAGAACATTCCAGCTTTATATCGCTGGACTTAATCAAAAGCGAGGTTCCGATATGAACCTCGCACTCTCCGTTAATGCATGTAATATACGTGGTGTCGTCAATGTCTTTACGATACCCGGTGTCAGTCTTAGGCATCCTGTTTTCGTTGTAATACGTCCCCAGTACAAAGCCCTTACTGCTTCCGGTTGTCATGTGCAATGTTAATACCGTATCGCCGATTTTTGGCATAAGATATTCATTGTTCATGGTTATCATCGGTAACGGAAGCGACGTATTGTCCGTGTCGCTGTAATGTACCTTGACCTTACCTTTGTCCGGATAAATATTTACAACTTTCCCAACTCTGATTATCATAGCCTACTCCTTCAGTAACGGTATTTTTAAATTGGTGCCCGCCCAGAGCCACATTCCATTTGCGGAATTTAATAAACCGTGGTTTCTCGCTATGCTGTCAATAGTTTCACGATTCGCCTCATATATCAAATTCTGCTTTATGCCGGAACCTAAGAATTTCTTTGCGGTTCCCCAGAGCGTGTCCCCCGGAAGCGTCGTATAATTCTGTACAGAAGGCTCATTAACCGGAGCTGTAACCTTAATAGCGCTCTGAACCTTATGCAAGGTCAGTTGCATCTTGTAACCTGAACCTATGTTGTGTTTGACATTGTCGATATAATACTTACCGTCTGCCTCGCCGAACCCGTCTATGTCGATACAATGGCTTGCCACGAGCTTCGTGTTTGCCTTCATCGTTACTGTCATTGTTTCAATGTTACGGTTGGCGGCATTTACCTTAGCGGTCGCCTGCAGCTCTGCATCGTAATCGTTGTACGCTTGACCGTTCATCGAATACATTCTGCCGCTGCTGCCAATGACCACACTGTAAGTCTTATCCCGGTCAGGTTCCGTATAATCAAAGCTTACGCCGGTATATGTTCCTTCAATGGTGGCATGATACTTCCATGACGCCATATCCTCTTCCTTCAGCGTCAACACCGAGGCTTTAGATTCGTACTTGACAATATCGAATATAACAACCTTGTGATTGTACGCCTTCATGGCCAGTCCATATTTCTCGCAAAGCGCATAAAGAAAAGCACTGTCGGCCTGTTTATTCTGTTCAATTTCTTCTATCTGAATCGTATCGGCATCGTAGTGAAGCGCCACACCTGCGGCGGAACAAATCTCCTGTGCAATATCCTCAATCGTGGTTTCTTCCCACGTTTTTGTTCGCGGCAGGGATTTAAAGTCGCTATTGGCGGGCACACTCACTGCGCTCAAGACACACGTTAATGGTCTACCAGAAAAGCCTACGTCATCCAAAAGAAATGTCCCGCAGTCAAACGTCTCTGTCTTTCCGTCGTTGGAATTCCAGCTTGTAGGGTTTATCTTGACTCCGATATCGGCACCCTTCTTTGGTCTGTTTGCCCCCATCCAGCTTTTGTCAATATTGCTGATGGTAAGCGTCATGCTGTCAGACTTGCCACTGGCTACATCTGTATAAGTGAATGCCTCGGCTGACTTTGCCATCTGGGCGGCAAGCGACGTTTCGTCCGTTGAAGTTCCACTTGACTTATTGCCGGTGCCTTCAACGTCCGGTATTGTGAGAATTGTTCCCGCCCATATCCAGTGCCCTTTCCAGGAACTTGATTTACCATGCTGCTTAGCAACTTTCTCTATGGTTTCGACATTAGCGTTATATATCTTCAAATATTTAATTCCGCTGCCGTAATATCTTTTTGCTATCGCCCACAATGTATCTCCTGAAACGACTGTATACGTGGTCTTTGCTCCCGCAGAGCTTGAACCGTTCTCCGATACGCTGCCGCCGGTTTTGGCGTTGCTCCCATCGTATGTAATTGTAAGACCGACTTGACGCGGTGCTGCCATATTAAGACCTCCAATCCGGAAGAGTGCTTGCCTCCTTCGGCAAGTCTAAAATAGTAAGGCGTATTCCCTCTGGGAAAATAAAATAATTAAGCAGGTGCTGGTTGTTCGACATAAGGAAGGAGGTATATGTTTCGTCTCCATATACCTCCTTTGCGATACGGTCCCAAACGTCACCTGATATTGTTGTATATACTTTCGCCATAAGCACACTCCTTATCCGAAAGACACACGTCCGTGCGTCTTAAAGTACCGGTCCATGAGTTCTTCGAACTCATCCTGTGATACTCTTAATGCTTCTGTCAGGTCGTCCTTGCTTGGAGTTCCTCCATAGAACTGCAACGTTGGGCTGTATTCAATGGACGGGCCAGTGCCGCCTTCCAGTGTTATGCCGTCAAGCACACTTCCCATGCCCAACAGACGGCCTGTCTGCTCCCAAAGAGAGATAGCGTTCTGACTTCCGTCAATCGGAATAGCCATTTCCGGACCTTTCTCCGCGAACCATGTAAGCTCCGGTCTTGTAGCAAGACCGCCGTCTGCTCTCTGATTGATTTCCTTTGGAAGCTCCCATTCATACCCTTTAAGAATATCTTCTATCCACTGATAGTCCTCGTCGTTGACGATATAGGAACCGAGCGAATAATATGCGGATTGCTGGTCGCCCTTGAAACCAACTCCAAAGCTGCCACGCCTTGCGGTCATTGCCCCGATAAGGTATGCTTCTTCCAGTGTCTGTAAGACACTTTCCGGAACCGCCATACCGGCCGCTTCGTATTTCTGCTTCAATGCTTCTAATTCTTCTACGCTAGGCTCCAGCTCCTCCCAGAGCTTCTCGATAGCTTCCTTTGTTGATTTCTTAATTCCGTTGCTGTTGAACGCATCTTCAATAACAGAGTCGAAAAGCCCCACTGGGTTGGTGCTCCAGCCATATTCGTAAGACGAAATATCTCCCCACTCTTCCATGGCGGAAGCAATCGCATCTTCCATAGCTCCGAATTCGTCGCCGTAAGCCTCCATGATGGTGTCAATCTGAAACTGAATGGCCTTTACTTGCAAATCTCCGGTGTTCTTCAGGTAAGTATCCTCAAGGCCTTCCATTGCTGTATTGTATTCTGCATCAGATAAATATCCTGCATCCTTTGCCGCCTGAACCGCAGCATAATTTTTTGCAAGCGCTTCATCGTATGCAAGCGTAGATTCCTGTACCTGGTCTGCTAATTCAGCCTGTAAATTCTGAAATGCGTCCGATGTCAGCGCTGTTCCGTTTCCGTACTTTGCATCAAGAACGGCTAACGCTCCGGAAAATTCACTTGTTGCCAGGGCTTCCTGAACCGTTGCCATTTGCGCCTGAATCTTCATAATTGCTTCTGCTTCATCGAACTCAAAGAGACCGTCCTCAAAAGCATCGGACACAGCATTACTAAGCTGCGTCCCAAGGTCCGCAAGCTCATCATATTTATCCTGATAGAACTTGTTGACCTTTGTTACAATGTTGGTCGATTCCAGACTGTCATCGTCGAATGCGATGCTTAAATTCAGGGACACTGCATACATGGACTGCTCTGCGTATGCTTGAACGGAAGCAACGTACTCATCCATGGTTGCCTGGTACGCTTCCTGCTCCTCCGGCGTGAGTTCCATGCCGATGGAAACTTTCCAGTTCATCCTGTTAAGGTCTGCAATATTGCTTTCAATATTGGAACCGATAACGCTTATATCTTCAAATGCTTTCAGCGCATCCATAACGCCGCCTAAGCTGTCAGCGCCTACGATGCGCTCCGCAATAGCCTGTATCTCTTCCATGGAAAGCGCTATGTTTCCGAAGTGCGAAGCAAGGTCGTTTTCCACAAGCTCTCGTTCGTGTAGCTTATATGCAGTAAAGGCAGACACTACCGCTGTAACGGCTGCTGCCACACCAAGAATTGCTCCGATATGCGGCATGGAAAGCAAGGCATTAACAATATGTGTTACTGTCGATGCTATTTTGTATGTCGCAAGCGTGGCCCCGATTCCGGCAAGGATAGATACGATTCCCTTTCCGTTCTTCACAACCCACTTACCTGCTCCTACGATTCCATTAAATACCGGTTCCGCAAACTTCTTGAAGTTCCTCTGCAGTGTCGGGAATTCATTCTTTATATTCTGAATCCAGTCCCCTACGGCTCCGGACGCTCTTAAGTCGTCTGTGAATCCGTTGACGCTCTCCTTGATACTACTGATAACGCCGACAAACGGCTCCTGTAAGTCATCGTATGCAACAATGCCCAGCTCCTTAAAAGCATTACCCATTAGAATTAACTGACTCTCCGTAGTAATGAAACGCTTCTGCGCCTCCTCTTCCAGCGCAAGGTTTTCATTCCATGCCTCGTTTGCTGTTTCGATTGCCTTTCCGAGCAAATCGTCGGCTCCTGCAAGCGAAAGGAACGCCTTACGTGTTCGAATCGTACTGAGTTCCAAATCTTCCAGAATGTCGTAGCTTCCTTCTCCGGCCTCATTCAATCCCTCAATAAATTCGATGATTGCCTTATCCGGATCCGTTCTGAACAGCTTTGCGAACTCCTCTCCGGTCATTCCTGCGACTTCTGCATAATCCCGAAGTTCATTGCCGCCATCTGCTACAGCCTGCTGCATCTGCATGATTAAGCGGCTCATGGAAGACGCACCGGCCTCCGCTGTAAGTCCTACGGATGCCATTGCCGCGGATATACCCATAATCTCCGCCTCCGACAGACCGGCAATATTACCGGCCGCCGCCAGCGCTGTCGAAATATCTATGATTTCGCTTTCAGTGGTGGCAAACTTATTACCAAGGTCAACAACGGTCGAGCCAAGTCTCTCGTAATTGCTGATTCCTCCTGAATCAAATTGCTCCATATTCATGATATTTGCAAAGCGCGCCAGCGATTCCGCCGCCTGCTCTGCTGCCACATTAGTGGAAACACCCATCTTAATCATGACTTCGGTAAATTCTGCGAGAACTTCCTTTTCGATACCCAGCTGTCCGGCTACTTCCATTACTTCTGCAATTTCAGCGCCGCTGGCAGGTATCTCCCTGGTCATGGCTAGAATGGTTTGACGGAGCGCTTCGTATTCTTCTGCGGTTGCCTCTGTGGTTTTCTTTACGCCTGCAAATGCTGATTCGAATTCTACGCCAACAGCGACCGATGCGGCAGTTGCCGCTCCGATTGCAAGGGTGGCGATGCCAGCCGCATCAGCAATAAT